CTCGACTCCTGTTGCCTAACAGACTTCAAAAAATAAGGCGGTATCGTCACCCCATATTTTTGTTTGGCAACATTACTAGCCTGCTGATACATAGCATCATCAGGGTTGATATTTGTCGGTGGTGGAGTGACCGCATTTACAACATGAGTCGGTCCAAAAAGTCCAGACAAAGATTGTCCAACTTTTTGAGCACCACTGCCCACTGAATTGAATATAGTAGATAGATCCATGATTATTTTTTACTTGTATGAGTACTACTTGGATGGTAGTTTGGACCACCAGGTTCCGCCCCGGCCTTTCGAGCCAACATTCCGACAACTGCTTTCGGAACTCCTTTTGCAAGAAGTTGGCGACTTCGACCGCCATGCCCTAGTGCGTTACTATGACCTTCAAACGAACCTGATTTTTTTATTTGTGCCATTTTATTTTTTTAGATTAAGTTCTGGCAATACCGACACTCGACCTACCGAGGCATCAAGAGCAGCTCCAATCGGAGATTGAGGCCGAGGAAGCTGATTGTTGCCTTTGGGTTGCATTATTTTTTTGTTATCGGAAATGCCGGGACGACCAGTCGGTTGTTTAGTAGGTCCACCGGGTGGAATGTGGGGAATCGGTGGTACGGTACCGGGAGTTGCTGGAGGTGTGAATGGTGGAAGTTTTGACGGATCAAGACCAGCTTTCGCTTCGATCTCTCTCTGTACATCTGGTGGAGCATCCTTGTAATCAATCATTTCTTGAACACTCTCTCTATCAGGATTAATAGCCAATTTAGAAGGCGTAAGACCGGCCATCGCCTCGATTTCGCGTTGAACATCCGGTGGAGCGTCTTTGTAGTTGAGAGTTTCCTTTGGAGTTTTCGGTGTAGGTTGTGGAGCAAACTGAGTCGGAGTAAGAGACATAATATCATCGTACTGTTTCTTCGGAATGAATTTATAAATATCCAATTTGTGTATTTCTAGCAACTGTTCCAAAGCACCAAGTTGAGACATGGCAGCTTCGGGGTCGGCAGATCGCATCGAATAGATCGAAGTGACCTGATTTGTGATAATCGGAAACAGGGCACCAAATGTCTGGCGTTGAATTTCAAGTGATGGCAAAAGCATCGAATCCGGATCAATAATCCACTCGATGTAATCGGACTTATGACCATGAGCGTTCATTTCATCAAACAAACGTTTTGCAGAGATTGTTCGAGTCGGCTGATTGTCCAGCATTTCTCCATCCGGAGTAAAGTCAAAATTCAATCGTAAGTTTTGAGAAGCCAACACCATGTGTTTTCCGGTCGGTTGACCATCATCACCAACAACCGGTTGTGCCTCAATAAAGTATCCGGGATTTTGCTGAGCAAAATTTGCCACATCTCCCTCGGAGTCGATCATGAAAACTTTATCCATCGGATATGTCTGCTCTACCCAACTGTTTGCGATATGAGCATCTGTCTGCAAAGCATCCACCATTGAATTTCTCGGAGGAGTCAAACGGTTAAATGCTGCTTCTTTTTGAATAACAGTATTTCCAAGAGTAGGATTATTTTCACCATTCTGTCCGGCGACAATATTATTCACACCAGTATTTTCTTCGATTGAAAGTTTTTGTTTATCGGCAAAAGCAATACCTTGCTGAACATTTCCGGTCGTGCGAACAATATCAATAGTCGAACCGGGTTGTTTCGGATTGACAATATTAGGTCCTCGTTTGTATGTTGCTGTTCCATTCTGAACTTGCGGTCCAAACAAAAGTGGAAAAATCTCCGCCTCAACCTGCTGAGCGTTCAGAGAATTGATGTATGTATAAAGTGCCGTATTGCCACGCATCATTTCGTATAATCCAACACCGTGTGGGTCATTCGGATTTTTTACAAAACATCGGGCAATAACAACCGAACCGTTTGAATCATCATTTGGCATTTCACCATCATAGATTTTCATTTTTCCGCAAGCCACGATGTATCGATTCAACAAAACATTTTCATAGTATCCGATTGTGACATGGGTGAAAACTTTTTCCGAGTTTTCGTCGGTTGCTTCCTTACTGACAGTGCAATATTGCAAGTAATCTTTTTTGCCTTTATTTTTTTCAGCCGCAGGATATTTATCAAAAAATTCGTCCTTTGGCATATCCTTTTCGTAATATACTTCAAACTGTGACCAGTAGTCACCAAGATTAAATCCAACACCCATCCAAGTTCTCTTTGGGTCAAGTGGTTCGCGATAAACATCATCAAAAAGAATTTTTTTGATATTTCCACGATCAACCTGAACTCGTCTTGGATAAACTCTCCATGCCGCCCAGCCGTATGTAAATAAATTCTGGTAGGTTGTCATCAGGGTGTTGGTGCCATTCGCACCTTTCATTGACCAACCTCGTTTCCAAAGGTCATACATTGCTCTGGCATAAACTTTATCGTCAGCAATAACTGTGGCATCAGGCAACTTGCCGGCTAGAACAGATGTGGCAATCATTATTTTAGAAAAAGCGATAGGTTCCTGTGATACTGGCACACCAGAGCGATTCTGGTCACGATCTGTTAGTTTTTGAGGATAGACATTGATATCATAGGCACCATTGGCCATTTTGTTGTAAAAGACCATCGATCCCCACCCGGACTTCTCATAGAGTTTCTGCCCATAACTCACCGAAGTATTTAAAAGGTTTATTTCTATTTCACTAGCAAGAGCATCAAATTTTTCACGATATTGGCTCTTTTTCATTTCTTGCTTTTTCTTTTCCAAAAATTCAATAGTTTTTTCGTCGGCTTTCTCGTCAGGAGTTTTTGCTTTAGCCATGGTTTTTTAAAAGCTTAATTATTTCATTTAATTCTATACCTTGAATTTTTATAAAGCAAACTTTTTACCTCCCAATCGGTGGATAAATCTATTTTTTTCCTTTTAAATTTCCAAAAAGCCTCATTTGTTTCCTTGTCACGTCGATTCCGACCATGTTTTGACCTATGAATTCTGTGTGCTTGTCTATTTTCCCCCCAATCTGCGTTAAAAAGTAATGATTTTACCCTTGTCATTGTTTTTACCCACTAATTTTTGAATAATTATTACCATCTCCCTCATTGAACATCGCACGAGATAAACTGAACCCTTCTCCACCCTTAGTTGTATCAACATATTTCCCTTGTTCCTGTAACACAGCATACCCAATAGCCGCGGCCATAACCACGTCATCACGTTTTTTGTCCATGGCCTCCGGGCGACCTTTGGTATTTCGAATAAATGTGAACATCTCATTGAGTAATGCCGAAGGAAACCCAGAATTCTTCCTGAGAAATACGGCTTTTAAAGCAGCCAGGGCAAATGGCCTTGTCGATGATGTTGTCTTCCAGCCAAAAAATTTCGTCACTTTTTGTGTGATATCGTCAAAAACTTTTCGATAATACAAATTTATGTACCCCATCTTCTCTAATTGATCGTTGACCCATAGACCGTCCTTATTTACCTCAACAGCAAGAAGTCCCCAGTTATAATATTTTCCAACCTTATAAGCCTCGGTTGCTAATTCATCTGGTGGAACTTGCGATCGATAAATTGCATCACACTCCTCCGTTTTGTGATTGATGACATACAAAACCTGAGCATCACCATGAGCCAAACCCTCCGATGTATCTCCACCAATTATGTATCGAGTTCCAATTTCCGGTTTTTTAAATATCTCCAAATTCCCATTAGAATATTGTTGAAAAATTACATCACCTTTCTCGTCGGTTTGAAGTTCTCCGCGAATACCCGGCACAGTTTTTAATAAAAGCGAAGCAACTTTCGCGGTAGGAAAATATGTCTGCCCGGTCGAAAGAAATGCCTCCTCCGGTGTTGTCGGATATTCCTGTTTAAGTTTTTTGACCGCATCCGTTCCATTCTTCCCGCCGAACTGCAACCACTTCATGTAATAATACGTAATTTCTTTATCGGTTAAATTATATTCTCTCTGATATTCCGCCCAATCGATTTCGCACTCATCCATTTTAGAAATCGGAACAATCTCGTAAATTTTTTTCATTTCCATTTCGTCATACTGCCAATTATAGAAATGTGGAAGAAATGTCACCTGAGAAAGTTGCGGAGTTATTTTGTCATGGTTATTCCAATTCTCGTTGAAAATTTCATAAAATCTTCCAGCCATACCTTCGGCCGTGCTTTCAATAAAAATGAATCCGTCAAAAGGAACTGCCGGGAATGTTCCAGTCTCCACCTCAGCGGCTCTTTTCGGAAAATCCAC